TCCTCTCCAATCGTTACAACTACTTCATCTTCTGTTTCTTCAGAGGTTTCTTCAGGGTTACTGTCTGACTCCGGTGTTTCTACAGTTTTAGTTTCTTCTTCTGTTTCTGTTGAGTTTTCTGATGTTTCACCAACTTCTTCTTCGACTTCCGAAACCTCTTCGATTACTACGTCTTGATCTTCTACTGCCATTTTGACACTCCGTTTTTTTCTCATCAACTTTCGGCAAGATGGATACCATTGTGTAATTATATCATAAATTAGATTTATTATCTTCGATTATGTTATAAATGTTATTTATCATTATTTTTGACATTCCTTGAAATAGTGCGAATTTGGCTTAAATTTCGTGTATTTCTTGTTTGTTTGGTTTGATTATTGGTATAATAAAAGAAAAAGGACTAATATGAAGAGATTATTAAAATGGTTATTTACTGGGGACGGTCATTTGCATAAATGGAAAATTATAAAAGAAGGAGAACTATCAAAAACAAATGGTAATTCAGTTATTGGTGTTTTTTATGTTATGCAATGCGAAAAGTGTGGTGAACTAAAAAAGTTTGAGGAGTGGATATAATGCTAGAGCTAATACAAAAGATTAAACTGCACACAGAGGCTGGATCTATTTTGGAGCACATGGAGTGGTTTGATGAGTTGGAGGAGAGGGCTTGTAATATGGTAGAAGAGGACTAAACCTCTCCACCCTGTATCGCAGGAATAACCTCAGTCACAACCTCTTGTCTATTCTCACTTCTTGCTATATCGTTTTCATTCATTTGATTTAACATATCCATCAATTCTTTTCTTTCAGCCTGCCCCATGCTTGCCATTATCTCTGCTGTCTCTGCTTGGGTTTTCTCTGCTTTGGCTATAGTGTTAATTGTATCTGCATGAGCTTTCTTGGCTTTTGCGTCTGCTTCGGCTGCTGCTGCATTTAAGTATTTCGTGTTTGGGTCTTCAGGTCTATTATGTGACTCTTCTAGTAATTGCTTTTGTTCTTCATCTGTAGGCTTAACCGCACCAAGTCTTAACAGCTTTTGTCTAAAGAAGTCTTTGGTTTCACTTATGCCATCCCCTTCCATATTCATCATTGCAGTTGCACTTAGAACTTGTACTGTTTCCGGGTCTGCTGTTGCCTGCATCATTCCCATCAGGTTTCTGACTGTTGCTGCTTTCTTTGAGGTTGATGATGGTCCAACGTCTGCAACTATATCAAAGTCTGCTTCACTGAGGTCGTTTTCGAGTTCCCTTGCACCTTCTTCATTTAGTACAGGCGTCATAAGTTCTATTGGAGACTGCTCACCTTGTGGAACAACTGACGTAAGTTTACGACCTTCTTCAACAAAGATGGCGTTAGCCATCCCTAACCATACCTCACCACTTCTTCTCATCCCTTTTGCGAAGTTGTCCATGTAGATATAAGATTGCATATCTAAACGGGTTTGAATCATCTCTACAGCTTTTCCACTAATGTTAGAAACTATCTCTTCACCACCTTGACCTCCTAGAATCTCTTTCATGTCTGTTTCTGTGAGTTGCAGTAGTGCTGCGAGTGCTGGTGGAATAACTGGTGGTTGAGTATATGCTTGTGGTCCCATTACTGCGATTGAGCCATCTGGATTAGTCAAAGGCTCTGCAAGAAGATACGGGTAATTGCTAATATTATCATCTTCCCACATGGCCTTATGATCAACTATTTGTTCTGATGCAAAGATTGGTTTCTGAACTGAAGACAATGCACTTATCTCACCAAGCTTTGAGAGTTGCATATTCTTTAAGCGTTGAGTATCTTTGGCAAGTCTTACATGACCCATGCATCTTTCAACGTTGTCCACATACCATCTTTTACCATATATAGGAATGATTGGAATGTGTTTACCTGCTATAAGCCCACAATCTTCAACTACTTTGCTACCTGATATGATGTATTTATGAACTCTCTTGCGCTTTATCTTTCTAGTTCGTACTTCTTGGCTACCTATTGCAAACAACCTGGCTTCAAGTTCTTCATCTGCTTCAAAGTCTTTCTCACTATATTTCTCTTCATCACCATTAAGGTCTTTAAAGATTCTATATGTTTCTGTTTCGTACTCTACCTTATAGTACTCAGCCACAAAAACAACATCAGGCGTATTCCAGTCAAATTCTGTCTGTGTTATGGTCTTTCCCCATGATGTAGGATCATCACCGTATTCTTCTTTGTATGCTCCTGGTGTCATAGAGGTCAAGACAAAACACTTCTTAGCATCTGCTTTATCCTGGCGCTTAGCATTTAAGTCAAAAAACACAGATGAATCAGCGTCAAAGATTGGCTCTATCTTTATACGTTGCTTTTCATTCTCTTCGTCTTCATCATCTTCATACTCTGCTCTGAGTCTCCATGCACCCATACCGCCACCAACACCTTCTTCAAAAGCATTATCATATGCTTCTTGTGCGCCACTGTCTTGTTCGTCAGAACGGTAAAGACCATCACAAACATCTGCTAACTTGTCGTACTCGTCACCCTCTTTAGATACAAAGTCAACTGTGATTCTATTGTTACGATATTCATTGATGATACGAATAACAGACAGGTGAATCTTGTTTACTTCAAACTTAGGTTTATTCTCAAACTGCTTTTCAAGGTCGCCTTCCCATTGCGCACCAGCTATTGAGTAGAAACGTCTGTCAGATAAACATTGAATACGCTCATCTCTTACGGCTGATTGAATGTTATCGAACTCATTCAGTGCCTCATCGTGTATTGCTTTTAGGTTTTCTTCTTTAGTTGCCATTTTCTTCCTTTACCAATTGTTTCTTGAAGGACTTGGCATTGCCGATACCTTCTTCTTGACTGCATTATGCTCATAAAACATAACCATCATTAAAGAATCAGCCATGTTAGGTGACTTTATCTTGAGCTTCTTCATCTCTGGCTTTGACATTATCTGTATTTTACCATAACCATTTGATTTTGTAGGTATTCTGCACACTTCTGACCGAATTGCATCTATATTTTCTATATTTGAGCTGATTGAGATGAGTTCTTCTGGGTTTATGTACTCTCCTTTTACAACGGCTGAGTATGTTTTTCTCATGCGTTCTCTTAAGATACCAGTAACCTTGCGCCCTCTGATTAGTAAACGTTTCACCATTTGTCTTGACCTTGATTACTTTTCCACTGTCGTCTTTTATCTCTTCAAAGACTGCATGTGGATGTCTTGGGGCATAAGATCCTTTAAACATATCAAGGGCTATTCTCTTTGGTGTCAGTGCTGTGGTGAATTGTCTATTGAGTCCTACACCCATTCCGTCACAATCCCAAGTGAAAGCATCTATCTTATTCTGTGTTGCAAAGTCTACTGCCCAGTCACCACCTTCATTGATGTCACCGGACTCAAGTTCTAGTATATCCTTAACAACGATACCGTGCCTATAAGCAAGCCCTTTGCTATCTTCGCCAGTGTCTGAGGGATCGTGAGCAACAACCTGAACACCAGTTGGACTAATGCCAAGCTTAATATGAGCATCCAGGCAAGCATCAAACCACTCAGGCAATATAATAGCATTATCAATCGTATCATTGAATTTTCCTTCCCAGATGTGGTCGTATTTTGCACGGGGCATATTGTCATAATCCCACTTGCGTTGATCATTAAGTTCTTTAGGAAACCAAGGGTTATCTTTCCAGTTAAGGACTATGATTAAATGTAGGTCATCTTCATAGTAACCGGTCTTTTCTAGTTCTGATTGATAAGGCACTATGAAACGTTGAGAGAATGGATCTGCTGATGACTGAGGGTTTCCTGTAAACCAAAGTTCTGAACCTTCTGCTCTGATTGTAGGGAGTAAGTCTTCAAGAGTTTGCTGTGATGCAGTTTGTGCTTCTTCAAACCATGAGTACTTAAACCCTTCTGCTGACTTAACCGCTGATGAGTTTCTAGCAGCACCTTTGTATCTTGTGCCTTTACCGCTTGATCTGCACTCTATCTTATTATCTGTTATGCTGAAGCGTTCTTTTATACCCATGTCTTCAAGTCCACTCTTCATAAGTTTGTGAACTGAATCATCGATGGAGCTTTGAAACTCTCTAAGGCATAAAACATCCGCTGCTTCTGTTTCTATCTTCATAAGGAATATATGACCGACACTTGTTGACTTTGCAGAACCACGTCCACCAATGACTATCTTAAACCTCTTCTTCTTTTTGAGTAGGGGTATAAGCTTACTTGGTATCTGAAGATTGCTCATCTTTTGCCTCTACAAATTCAACTGTCCATTTTGTTTCGATTGGCTTACCCTCTGGTCCGGAGAGTTCCAGTTGCTTCTTCTCTATGTATATCCCTTCCATCTTATTCAGGATATCAAGTGCTTTAATGTCACCTTCTGAAGACAACTCAGACAGTAAAACCTTTCTCTCCTCAACAGACAAAACCTTACCACTGAACCTTTCTTTCCTCAGCTCATCTATCCTTATGGCAACTTTAGGGTTTT